GAATTAAATCATCCTTATAGTTCTGAAATAGAATTAATTATTAATATAAAAAGAACAGAGGATTAAATTAATCTTTATTATCAGAGGGTATATCAGTTATATCCTCTGATACATCAATCAAATCATCTTGATTATCTTCCCAAGAAATTTTTATACTTTGATCTGTCTTAACTTGTTGAACTTTATTATCAGAATAAAGATCAGTTAATTTATTGGCAAGGAAAGTTATAAATTTAGTTTTTTCTCTTATCCAAAGGATAGCATTTGGATCTTCTATTTCTTGGTACTTAAAGACTTGCAGTAGCTTATCAATAAGAGTTTGAACTCCATACTTTCTAGCTTCAGTTATTTTTATTTCTAATTCTGGATTTTTTTTTAAGTACGCATAAAACTTCATCAAGCTGAACGGATATTCCTTTGGATCTTCCAGAATTTCGGTAAGGGTTTTTCCATTTGCTAGTTTGTCGCATATTATATCTACTTGGTTGGTTGTTATCAATTCCAGGTTTGATTTTTTGGTAGTAATATTCTTTGAGTTTTTCGTTATCATAATTTTTAAATTGTATTAGTTTGGATAGCTGTTTGATCCTAGTTTCATCTGTATAGTTTTCTTTTTTAAATCCCTTAACATTTTGATAGCCATGATATTTACACTTATAAACATTGTTTGCAAGTAGATAACCCTTCATTTTACAGGGTATTTTTTTACCTACTCTTAATCCAGCACGAGTAAAGCCTTGACAAAACACCTTACGCATTGGTCTACCTGGCATTATTTATTTTCCCATGGTTTGATCCCATTACGAATATTATATTCCTTTTTTTCTTTGTATCTATGATTTGTTTCTTTCTTTATTTTGGACAATGCCGACAATATTTTATCAGCATTTACATATGTTGCACTTTTCTCTCTCTCATTATCTTGCTTACGTTCAATAGCTAATTTACATAAATAGATATTAGTTTTATCTTCTTTTAAATCTTCAATAGGGAGCTTAGATAATTCATCTAATATCTTCTCCCTATCCCCTGCAAAACTCTTAACTATTTTACCTATATTATTAATGGATAATGTTTCTTCTAATGTAGTCGTATTACGGCTATCTCGTGTCGGTGACACGGCTATCTGGGTTGGCTCGTAAAGTTTTTCAGCTCTAAGAAATACCTCATTAACAATATAAGTTTTACCAGATTTACCTCGAATAGATTTAATAACATTAAGTTTATTTAAAGTTTCCAAACAATCCTTGATTGTAGTACGGCATAGACCCGTATCTTTATGAATTGTTTCATGCCTTAACCCTGCTTTATAGCCATTTTTCTTCCAAGCATATTTCATGACAGATAAAAAAACATTAAGACAATAAGACTTCTTAACCCCATCAATAATATCTAAATGGTGGTATAATTTATAGGTAATATGTAAAAATCCCCTAGATGTATTCATTTATTTTCCTTTTTTTTATTTGATTTACAATTTGTTAAGTGGTGGTCGTGCAAGTCAAGTAAAACAGAGACCCATTCTTGCTCAGACATAGCGATTAAACGTCCATTGGTGGTGCTTAGACGCTGAACTTTAAAGGTTAGGCTATCTTGGGTCGTTTTTTTATAAAAGACCAAGAATACAGGAAGATTATCAGATTTTCCTAGAGCTTTAATAACATTAGTATATTTAACATAGTTACCCGTATCATAAACGTGTTCAATCAAAGCAAGTGGTTTCCAACAACCTTTATTTTTGCAAATTTCAACAGAATCTATATCTACCATTGCAAGATTTTCTATTTTTCTATGCCATTTTGAATATAAATCTTTATCAAAATACTTTGCGTATCTCATTTGTTTTCAATTATAATTATTTTATTTTTTAATTCTTCTATTTCTTTTTCTAACGCAAAAATTATATCAGCTTGTTTCTTAATATATTTCTTGGCTCGTTTTAATTCTTGTTTGCAATCAGTTTCGTCAAATATTCCAGAGTATGTCATTTTTCGTATATAATTTTTTTAACTACTGATCTAGGATAAGCAGTTATGTTTCCAACAGATAACTTATCTTCATCATAAAAAAATGAGGTAAATATTTTTACTACTTTAGAATCTTTATAATATAGATAACCAATATCCTCACACCAAGTATAACTAAACTTATCAACATCTGCCAAATCGTCATACCATTGGGAAGATGAGCAAATATCAACCCAAATTATACGCACCTTTTTATATGGTAGTTTTTTCTTAGTCATTTTATTATCCGTTATATAACTTTTAGAGCTATTGACAATAGACAATAACGGGTGTAATTACAGTATAAAAACGGAAAGGTTTAAATGGAAAACGAAAAAATACAAAAAGCATTTTCAATATTTAATGGTGGAGAAGGATTAGATCATTGGTCTTACTCATCAACATCAACACCCTTTGCAAAAAATATTATTGGTTACAGTTTCCCTCAAGAAGTTAGAAGGAAGTTTCCATTTAGATACAAAGCAAACTTTGGCAACCTAGTAAATAATGTAGTTCAAAAACAAATCGCAGATGTAATTTATAAAACTAAAACAATTAAAGAAACAGAGTGGGATAAAAATTATAATGTTTGTTTTAAAGCTGAGCAAGAAGAAATAAATAAAAATGAACCTGTAGATGCAAAAGATAAGTACGGCAGAGAAGCTATGATTAAGTTTGCTACAGATTGTATTCCAATTACAAAAAAAGTTGTGCAAGATATAATTGGTAAAGATAAATTAGTTTGCGAAAGATATGTAGAGTTAAAAGAATTTGACATGATTAAGCCTGTGATCGGCAGAATAGATTATGAAACTAAAACAAAATTTATAGAATTAAAAACTAAGCCACCTAATTTAAGGAAGGTTAAAGGTAAAGAAGAGTGGAACATGATCACTCAAGAATTACCTACGGAACCAACGATTGAAAACCTTACACAAACTTCGTTCTACTACATGGCAACAAAGAAGATACCATACTTGGTATATGTTAATGACAAAGACTATGTCATCTTTGATAAGAGCCATGAGTTAATGAAGGCAGATCACTTGCAACATCTTTATAATAAAATGATTGATAAAATTTTATTGTGGGAAAAGATGATTATGTTTTGTGAGGGTAACATTGAGAAGTTAGCTTTAATGATGGAGCCACCAGACCTTAATCATTTCTTTTACTATAAAGATTTAGCAGATGAACAAAAACAACTAATCAATAAACTATGGGGTATTAAATATGAGTAGCGAAAACAATAACGTATATAGAATGGGAAATAAAAATATGACAAACATACATAAGAAGTTACACAATGCTTGTAATCATGCGAGTGGTGTAAAGAAAGCAAACAAGGTTAAAGGTATGCCTTTTAATCCTTTGTTACATGATGATGTACAAAGAGTGGCTATGGAAGCTCTTTTAAAAAATGGTTTATATCCAACTTGTAATTACATAACAGATGTTACAGATAGATTTGTAATTGTAACTTGCACCATGAGAATAACTGACATTGATGATCCAGCAAGTTTCATTGTCATTGATGGATGTACTGCAATGGGTGGTTTAGATAAATACGGAACGGGTCAAGCAATGTCATACAGTAAAAAGTATGCGTTCTTAAATGCACTCAATCTAAAAACAGGAATGGATTTAGAAGATGGTTATAATGCAAAACCATTTGAGCAAAATTCTGTGGAGCAATCTACAGAACCTACCTATCTTGATGATGAGATAGATGTAGAAGAGATCATTAACAGGATCGAACAAACTAAAACTGAAAAACAATTAGCTTCGGTTAAAAGTCAAGTGAGATCAGTTGTTAATCATCTCAAAAATAATAACTTCAAAGCATACGAACAGATCAGAGATGTAAGTAGTAAGCATGAAGTCAAACTAACAAATAATCAATCATAAAGATTGATATAACTAAGGAGTAAATATGGATAATCAATCCGACAAGATATACATCAACCTAACCAAGAATAAAGATTGGAAGTCTCCAACAGATAAACTTCCAGTTTACATTGGTCCTAAAAATATGAAACATCCAGATAAGAACTGGACTATTGGGGTCAATATTAATGGTAAGTGGTATAACCAAGCTGCGTTTCCGTCAAAAGATCAAGACGGCAATGTCAAGGAAGGAGAATTGACAGTAATTTTAACACCTAGTGGAGCAGGAGCAAGTAAAAATGCCTTTGCAAAACCAAGTGAAGGTGCTAATAACGAATATACCTTTTAACTTAGGCTAAAGGGTATCCAGCAGGGTGGGGTTTTTTTTCCCTTTCTAATCGTTTTCCCCACCTTGCTAAAACAGGATTTAGTATGACAGATAATATAAAAGAACCATCACACTACACAGCAAACAAAATTGAACCTATTGATTTTATAATTAAAAATGAATTTGATTTTTGTGAAGGCAATGTAATTAAGTATATTTCCAGATACAAAAGAAAAAATGGTATCGAGGATCTCAAAAAAGCCAGACAGTATATAGATTTTTTGATAAAAAAAGAAGTTGAAAAAACTAAATAAGTATGACAAAATTTAAAAGAATTATCAACGGGGAGTGTCATTTTACAATGATTGAACTCTTTGATGATATAGAGAAGGCTAGTAACACTCAGAATAGAGGTGAGTTAGTAGAATGTAATATCGACAATTTAAGATTCGATTTTACAAAAGTAAAAAAGGAGCATGATGGAACAAATCCGATTGCGTCTGCAGAAGCTAAAGGATCTTCAAGAGAAGAAACACTCGAAGTATCTGGAAGCAAAACTGAAAGTAAATAAGTATCAACAAGATTCTTATAAATTACTTTGGCAAATAGAGCAGACAAAAGAAGAGTTAATGACAAGTAAATAGTTATTAACTTAATAGTTGAAAAAAAAGAAAGGAAAACGTAGGGGATCTATGACCATAAATATAAGTCAACACTATAATACACACATAAAAAACTTAAATCAAAATCACTTTATCTATAAAGTTAAGAAAGCATTTTACCTTCTAACAAACCAAGAAGAAAGATTATATGAGGTAGGGTTTTCAGAAGGATTTCTGTACGCAGCAGAACTAATGCAAAGACAACCAATTCTAGATAGCAATAACAAAACTAAGATTGCTACTACATTTAAAACAAAGAACGCAAACCTAGAAGTTGTTTCAAAACTTGTAGATAAAGTGTGTGAGAAATATACTGTGAGTAAGCATGACATCTTTAGTAAAGGTAGAACAAGAGATGTAGTTCGAGCAAGAAGTATAATTTATAATCTATTGTATGAAGGTTATAATGTTAGCTTATCTTCTATGGCTAGATTGTTTAATCAAGATCATACTACAATCATTCACTCATTAAGAAACAAACAAGATAAGAAAAACTATTGGGGTGTAGAAAATTCTATCTGGGAAGAGTTTGAAGAATTAAAAAGAATTACTTTTTAAATCCAGACTTCATATTCTTGTAAGCCTTCGCAGAGATTGTAGATTTAGATTTTGGATTTGATGTACCAGCTTTTTTTTTCTTATTAATATTATAGTACAAACCTTTCTTTGCGATCTTACCAGACTTAGTTTTGTGATAACCTTTTTTCATTAATACTTACCTTTTGATTTAACTTTCATACCTTTTTTCTTAGCGTATGCTTTAGCTTTCTTCTTACCAGAAGTCGTGTACTGAAATTTTTTCTTTCCTACCATTGGCATTGTTATTCTCCTTTTGTTGCTTTAGTTTTAACTCACAATAGTTGTCAAAGCAAGAACCTTCTTTACCATCATGGCAAAAATATTCTCTCTTTGCAGTTACTATCCAACCACCTGCATCACTCATTAACTGTTTGTCGCACTCTTTACAGTAGCCACAAATTAATGATTGAACCTTTGGTTTCTTCCAACCTTTTTTTTGCATTAACAGTTCCAAGCACGAAGAGATTTATTTATTCTACTGTTAGGATCTCTTGCAGTTTTAGCTGAAGTTAATTTCTTTTTCATACCTTTCATCCTCGCACAAAAACTAGCTCTTCTTTTGTTACCAACTTTTTTACTTGGTGCTTTTAGATTGCCACCAGTAGCACGATTATAACTTCGTCTACCTTTAGCATTCAATCCACCTTTGGGATTCTTTCCTGCTTTACGTTGCCATGCTGGTGTTTTTGCCATAACTTATTCTACTATTTTTTTGATTGATTTGCTACCATCTATATTAGATTCTAATATAGCATCTACCTTTCCACATTTATATTCTATTGAAGAATTTGCACTTCTCTCAGCTTCTCTTTTACCTTTTAAACAATCACTCATTTTATTTTGTATTCTATGTTCTTTAAGTTCACCTGCAACAAACATACAAAGAGCAACAACTGTACTAATGACTTGTTCCATTTTGTCTTACCTTATCTTTTAGTTCTTCAATATCCTCTAATGCTTTTTTTAATTGTGCTTCTATATGATCTAACATAACTTGTGTATGGATATTCTTATCTAAAAGTTCTTGGTGCTTCTCTACAGTTTCGTATAGATCTTCCAATAAAAGATATTGTTCTTTGTCTGTAGTTGTTTGTTCTGATTTTTTAAGTAAGTCAGAGTTCATTAGTTCTCTAGAAGTTTCAAGTGAAGTTAATCTTGCAGTAACTTCTGTGTACGCAAAGATACCCATAGCAACTGCTACAATAATACCAACCATATTTTTTATTGGCATAGCAACTGATGTGTTCTCTGAAATTTTCATTTAGCCAACTTACCTTTGTTAATACCTTTTTTAATTACATATTGTTGTGTACCATTAGCACCATGATTAACTTCTTTTTTAAGATGCTTAAAGATATTCATTTCTTTTAATTTTTTCTCTGCTTGTTTCTTAAAAGATTCTAATACTTTTGTATCTCTCATTTCTTTTTCTTTTTTTTAGGAAAAAATATTTTATCTAAATGCTCACAGAAAACATCTAGCGCACCAAAAAAATTGTATATAATTTTATCAATCATACAGCGGGTCCTCCACAAAAAGCTAGGAGAACCATCATAACTATTAAGATACCTGTGAAATAGTAGTTCATCCTGTGTATCTCCATAGGTTATCCTTGTGTTTGATTATGTGATGATAGTAATAACTAATACTACAGCTACTACGATAACCATCTCTCTATGATCTGTCCAGTAGTGCATAGCTTTGTCTTTAATTTTATCAATCATATTTGTCTCCTGTTGATTTGTAATATAAGAAATTATTTTCCTTGTCCACGATTTTTTGATTTACCTTTTTGTCTCTTTCTATGTTTATTCATAGAAGATAACTTGGGTCGTCTACCTATACTTGTTTTTTTTGGTATTCTGACGTGTTCTAGCTTTTCGAGATTTAACTTTTTTTTTGCCATATCCTTGTTGTGATAAGTGTGTTACCTTTTTACTATATTGTTGTGCATATAACTTCATTACTTCTTAACTAAGGACCCACCAAAATATAAACCAATAATTGCAGATACTAAGTTGGTATCTAGTGGTGTAATAACTAAACTGTTAGATGATAATGTTATCCATTTCATTATTTCTTTTTCTGGAAGAAATAAAAATCCCGGTTTAAATTCTAAATAACCTACAATTACACTTACATCCGGCTGTAATATTGGCATTAGTTTTGGCAGCAAGACTATTGCAAATACAGCAGTGAGTGCAATTATTCTTCTGGTCCATTGAAAACCTTTATTATCATATTCTCTTGCTTCTTTAAAACCTTTCATCTGAACATCTGCTCTTTGTATAAGTAACTTCTGTTCTTCTCGTTTTGCTTTAATACTTTGGGACCAAATACTCATCACTCCACCTAGTACAGTAGAGCCTAGCATTGTTATCATTTCAAATGGCATTGTTTAATTTCTCCTCTAACTCTTTGATTTTCTTTTGAGCATCATCTAAATCTTTAGTACAAAACTCTAGCTTTTGCAAACATCTTTTATTGGCTGCATCTTTAGATTTACCAGCATCTTCAAGCTCTGCAATCTGTCCTTTTAATATTCTTACTTGGTCTTTATACTCATTAATAATATCTAATGAATTATCACTTTGCATATACTATTTTTACCTTTAGTTTCTTTTGTTCTTTTGTTGGGTGTCTATTGATTAAGTTTCCTTTACTGTTTCTTTTGTAACCATCTTTAGGAGTGTAATCTTTTTTTCTATAGTTCTTACTCTTAACATCATATCCAGTATACTCACCTGTAGACATATTTAAAGTCACAATATCTACCGGACCCAGACCACCAAGCGGTGTAAATACTAACAAGTTTGGATCTTCTGCAAGTTCTATCTGCACTTTCATTTCGCTAACTAAACCAGTGATTGCTTTTTTTCTTCTAGCCATAACAGCCTTAAAGTTTAAAGTTTCTGAAATAATATAACTATAATTGTAAACATACCACCTATGAGAGCAGACATAGCATAGTACATGTGTTTTTTAATATCTTTAATTTCTGTTTCGATATTGTGAATTTTTTGATGAGTTTGTTTTTGCATGATACGACAAAGTTTTTCGTGAGATTCTATTCTTTCAAGCGCAGAGTTCTTAGGCATTTTCTTTTTTAACCTCGTTACAGAAATAACTTACATATAATTTTTTTTCGTTAAATGCTTCTAAGTTTTCATTGGTAACTTGAATAGTAGCCATTGCACCTGCTTTAGTACAATCGGTCCACGAATTAAATTCTACTGGAGATAAAGATGTGTTGTTACAAAATCCTGTGATAGCCGAACAGATAGTATAAGCTAACACAAATTTCATTATGCTGGTTTAGTTGGGAATACTACAGCTTCTACTTCAGCAACTGTAGTTAATCCATTAGTTATATCTCTTAAACTTTGTCTGTAAGTTCTCATGTCATCAGATAAAGTTTGATCTGATAAAGCAAGATGATCTGTATCAGCTAATAGTTTATTTCTTTTGGCTCTTAAATCTTCCATAGCCATATCAAATTCTACGATAGGTAATTGTGCTTCTATGTCAGCTTTAGATATTGGTGATGTTCCATTTTCCCAAATAATTGAGTTAATATCATTTCCACTTATAGATACTTCTGCGTTTGGATTTATTTTAAGTATTGCTTTTATTACTGTGTCATTCATAATTTTATCCTGCTATTTCGTATGCTGTTATTGAGCCTCTTGTACTATTCCAATTTAAATAATTAGTTCCTCCACTAGTTCTTATTCTTGGTTGATATGTAATTTGAGATGTACTGCTTGGACTATCTAAATAACTCATCACTAAAGGAACAACTGGATCTCCTGGATTTGCTTCTATATATAAAGCTGTCATACCATTATTAACTTGACCTAAATTAGTGCTATCTCTGTAAATGGTATAATATCTTCCTGCAAGAGCACTATTTGCATGAGTTGTACTAGTAACAATAATAAATATTTTAGAAGAAGTTGAAGATGGAGTTATATTTACACTTAAAGTTGTACCAGCTGCTGTAAAAGAACTTGATGTAGTTGTTCTTTCAGTTGTGTCAGTTGCATTAACAACTTGCAAAACCTTACCACCTACACCAGCAGGTAATGATGTTACACTAGATAAAGAATTATTATTTAAAGTTATTATTGCCATCTATACTCCTATTAGTGCCTTCACTTCTTCTTCGGTTAAACCTAAGTCTAAAAGTTTTTGTTTGCCAGATGCTTTTTTAGTTTCTGCATTTGCTTCAGCTTGTTTTAATTCTTCAATCTTTGCATTTACTTCTGCTTCAGTTGGCATAGTTGCTGTGTCATCATTTAATATTAAACATTCATAACACATTCGTTGGTCGTTAGGAATTTTAGTTCCATCATCATTGTATTTCTTCCAACCATACCATTGAGGTTTATCTGAATTAAAATGTGCTAATGCTTTTTGTAAGTAATCCATTATTGGCTATCTCCTAAACGAATAAAAGTAAAATAAGTAAAGTTAAAATTTGTGTTTCCATTTATACCAGCACCAGCTCCACCTAAACTACCACACAAAAACTTTACTCTATAAGTTGAAGTATTTGTAACATTTACAAAAACATGACCACCAGCATGACCACCATAAGTAGCGACACTATCTGATTGTTGAAATTGAACAAGGCTATCATAAGAACTTCCACCATCTGTAGATGCTTCTATTTTTAAATATACATTATCTGCTGCAGCAGTTTCTATATTTGCATTACCAAAAACTTGCCATAATCCTGTTGATGGAAAAATCCAATGACCATTAACGACACTCATTCCTGTTCCTATTTTTGAAAATGTTGCATCATCAACTCTTTCTAAATTAGCACTAATTGGATCGGTATCAGATGTTATGCTAGAAGTTAATCTCCATTGGTCAGCTTCTGTAATTCCACCACCAGATGGTTCTGCAAAAGTATTATCTCCTCTTAAAAAGGTTGTAGCATCTTTAGTTCCTGTTGCAGTTAGTTTAGCAAGTGAAACTGTATTATCTGACGGAACTCCCAAATCTAAAACATCTCCAAGTATTTGAATGAAGTCGATCACATCTCCTGTAACTAAATTTGATGCGAATGTAATTGTAGAACCCGAAACTGTGAATGAAGAATTTGGTGCTTGTAAAATTCCATTCAAACTGACTAGCATATGATTAGCCGATTGAGGAGTTGCATTTACTCCACCTACTTGCATAGTATAACTAGCTTGTCCATTTACTACTGATATAGCATCACAAACTTGAAAGTTTCCTATTGTGGGTGCTGTTCCTATATAACTCATTAATTATTCCTTTGGATTATCTGTTTTAATTTGTAAAATTCTTGCTTTCCAACTATCAATACCATTATCATAAATTTCTTCAAGTTGGCTTTCCCAACTTCCATATAATTTTTTTCTAGTAGTAATTATTTGTTGGTTGTTCTCATAAGTTTGTGCTTGAGATTCTAATGCCTCTAACTGTGCTTGAGTAGGTTGTGCAATATCTAAATTCCATTCTTTGATGTAATCTCCTCTGCCATCACTATCATTTTGTATAATTACATCTGATCTAAAATCTACTTCTGCATTTAGATATTGTATTATTTTGCTACTTAAACTTGCCATAATTAATCCTATTCTATAATTCTATATGCTCCAAATTTACATAATCTTCTAGTACCTGAGGTATCTGCTGAAAAATCTAAAGTTGAACCTGATGTTTGTCTTCCATAACATTCTAAATAATCTGTAGTACCATTCATATCTACAATGACATTTAGATTACCCATAAAAAAATATTCATTTCTTCCAACAATATCAGCAATATTAGTACCATTTTTTTTCATATAAAATTCAAAACCATCCCAATCAGCACTAGAATCAAATCTTAAACTAGCAAAAACAAAATATTTACCAGCAGTAGTTGGAGTGAATCGGTAGTTAGTAGAATTATCATAACAATTATCTGAATCATAATCTTCAGTATTAAAAGGTATTTTAGTTGTCGCACTATCAGCACTACTTACTCCAGAAGTTGATAAGTAAGCAAAAAAAGCTGGAGTATTAACACCACCAACTCCTGTAGTCTTTACAGAAGTAACTGCACCATCTGAAATATCTGCTGTTGCAATAGTACCATCTACGATTTTTGCAGAAGTAATAATATTATCTTGTAAGTCAGAACTTGTTAGTGGAACATTAGTTGGTTTTGCACCTATAAAAGCCATTTAACTAACTCCTATGTTATTTCCATTATTGATAATGTAGAATCTATCTTTGCAGAAACAGAACAATCAATTTTTAAAATATCTGTTGTTTGAAGAACAACTTTTCCACCAGATAATAATTCTAAAGAACTTCCAGCTGGTATGCTTACATTTTCTGCAAGTTTAACTGTTTCGTTTGTTTCTGTGTCAGAAGTATCTGAAACTAATTGAACATCTACTGTTACAGCAGTTGTGTGAATGTTACAAAGTATTAAGCCAAGCACTACTGATGTAGTTGAACTTGGAACTGTGTAAAGTGTGTCAGGAGTTCCTGAAGAACTCGGCATAGCACCATTTGTTTTTACTTTAAATGTATTAGCCATATCTTTATCCTAGTGCGATTGCTAGAGCAACAGCCTGAGGGTCTGCCTCTAAACTTGTTACTTCTGTTGTTGTTAAGTTTGCGTCATTTGTACTCGTATTTATGTAAAAAGGCAAGTTAATCCATGCACTCCCATCATAAATTTTTGGTTGCCAAGCAGTTGCAGTTGTAGTGTCTATCCAAATCATTCCTGATTGTGGAGAACTAGGTGCTGAACTTCCTGAGTTCTGACTACCTAATGAAACTAAAGCATTATTTAAGTCTGCTCTAAAATTTGGAAAAGATTGGTTTGCTATGTTTAAATCGTGTTGTGCCATAATTTCTTATACTCCTTTTAAAAGCCTTTTGCAATAAAATCAAATGTTCTTGATACATTTGTTCCACCTGAATTTTTAAACAAAATATCAAAACCATTAATAGTTTTGTTGGATACTGTGAAGAAATCTCCTGTGTTTGCATCTTCCATTGTAATCCCTAAAGCATAATTAACAGTTTTATATGGATTTGTAAATGTTACAGTTTTAGTTCCAACACCAGATATAATATCATTACCACTAAATATTCTATCTTGCATATCTATTGAAACTGATACTGCTGATACAACAGGAGTAGATGCTAAATCTCTTGAAGTTAATACTACTCTAAATTTAAAATATCTAGCTGTGTAATCCCCAATAACAAAGTTTTGGAAAGCTGTATATGTAGAGTTATCATCACTTGTGGATATTTCTAAATGTGCATTTGAGTTAGCTGGTGTATCTCCATCAAAGTTAGAATTTGTGCTGTCGAATAATCCTATTCTATTATCAAACAAATCATCTGGGTTATCTGATGTTTGAGATAAACTTGCAGTAATTCTAGCAGTATGTTTAGCACCTATATCAATAACATCTGAAAATTCATAATTACCACTAGCAAAGAAGTCAGCATTTGCTACACCTGAATCAAAAAATCTACTAGTTTCTGTATCAAAATCTCCACTAGCAGAATCAAATAATTCAGAAGAATCTAATCTTAATGTGCTATCAGATACTAATACATTTGTTTTAGTACCATCAAAGTCAGGGTGTTCTGATTGTGTAGCAATAGAATTAAAATTAGTAATACCTACAACATTAGAAATAATTGCAGTTGCATTAGAACTAAAGTTTCCTAATTTATCTACTGCTTTTATTAAATAAGTACCCTGTCTAGCTGGTACAGATATTGAAGTTGCTGGTCTTGATATTTTTTCTACTAATGCTACTGAATCTGCCCAAGTTCCTGTACCATCTGTTTTATCGCTAAATCTTAATTGATAGTATGCTAAATCTAAATCTCCAATTTGTGTCCAACCCAAGTGTGCTTCTTGTCCTACAATATTGCATGAGAAATCTTGGACATCTTCTGGTGGTTCTACTGCACCAATAATAGTTCTTTGTGCAGATACATAGCTAGAAGATACACCTAAAGTATTTACAGCTTTAACTCTTACATCATAGACACTTTGGTCAATTACATTTAAAACTCTGTGATTTAATCCTGAGCCTTGTGCATAAATAATAAAATCTGAATCTGTGCTTAATTTATATTCTACTTGGTAATAATCAATAAAGCTATCAGGAGAAGCACCTATTGATACATCTAAAGCTACAATTACAGTTCCATCATTATATTCAATTAAGGTATCATCTAAAGTAACACTTGCTGGTGGTTGGATAGTAAATGGATTAGGTAAATTAGTTGATGGTATTGCTGTTGCTTGTGTTTTAGTAGCCCAAGTATAATGACTAGCCTGATATTCAACAAGTGATAAACCTATTGTAAAATCTTCATTAAATGTAATACCCATAACTCTAAATGGTTTAGCAGAAAAACCTAAAGAACTATGTGTAATATTTACAATATCAGCAATAGCCAAATCATAAGCATCAAAGCTAACATTTAATCCTAATGTTAAAGCCTCTCTTGATCTTCTCAAAATAACTTCTGCCATTTCCTCTGCTTGATACTGTGATGTAATAGTTTTAAAATTAAATCTACCCTCTAATAAAAATCCACCATCAGCAGTTTTCATTGTTGCGTGTTGATCTGCACTTGGTAATCCTGAATCATCTATTGGTGGAAACTGAACTTCATTAACTTGCCAATTTCGATTAGGCTCAATATATGATACAATAACACGATTATATCTTTCATTTTTTTGTGGGATTGCTAAAGTATAACCACCTATAATATCATCTTCTGTTAATGTTACACTTGCTGTTCCTGTTGTTTCAATAACTAAACTATATTTACCTTGTGAGAATGGAATATAACCTCTACAGCCTTTAATCATTTCTCTTAAATTGTCTATAATCGTTCTTGAAGTATCTACTGCTGTATTACAATCAAATATATTAATATCACTTCCACCTGAATATGGTGTTACTTGTGTTTCGCAAACTAATGAAGCATCATAAAAACTTTGTAAATCTATTTCTGAAGTTGATAAACCTTTTCCATATCTTGTATCTGTTAAATAATCTAAAATGCACCATGCTGGGTTTGTTGAATAACTTGCAGTTTGTTCTACTAAACTTGCATTATAAGTTTTAACTTTTTTACCTTTTATTCTAGCTTGTATTTTAGGAAGTCCACCAAAAGCATCTTGATTAAACTTAAATCTAATTGCAAGATAACATAAACCACTTAATTTATGATTACTTCCCCAACTAGATAATGTTGATAATAATGTTGATGCTGATTGACCATCAGTTCCATAATGAGGCTCTACTCTAATTAAACTTTCTCCATCTTTATAATAATTACTATCTGAACTATCTACTTCAACTGCATTACCATCTGTAAAACTACTAGCAAATGTTACAGGCTTTTCATCAATTAATATTTCTTCATGATTTGTTCCTAGATGAAGTGCAATATTTTTTGCATTTTCTGACTCATCAAATCTTTTATCAACTCTTTTTCCATCAAGTATTACAACTACATTCGTTATATATAATCCTGCAACATGGGAATGTCCTGGGGGAATACCAGGTCCTTCCCCGTTAATATCCACTAAAGAAATAGGATTATTAAGAGCAAAAGAATATGGACTTTGCGAAGGATAACTTTTAACAAGAGGGTCAACACTTAAAAACCTTCCAATTCTTGGGTCATAAATTCTTGCTCCAAAATCATAACTATTACTCTCGCCTTTTATTTCATTGTCTTTCAACATACCGTTGAATCCAAAAGTTCCACTTCCATCTGCATCAAAGAAACTTCTGCCAGGTGTGCACCGCACTGTTATGTGTATGCTTGTAGCTACACATTCTATCTAATCCTCACTTCCAATTTCCAATTTACTTTTTTAAAACCTATAAATAGTAACATAACCACACATTCCCTACCTACTTACTATCACCAAAATTAATAAGATGTTTATA